TAAATTATCATATATTATGGACACAATATCCGTATAGGCAGCAGGCGTCAAAGCAGATAAAAAAACGGAATCATAATCAGAATATAATAAATCATGTTTTCGAATAAACCAAACTCCGGGTGATTTGTTTACCCAGAATCGTTGAGAAACACTTTTACTAAGCTGTAACAAAACCGTTGGTTGATTCAACCCTTTCCTCTTATAGTTACCATGCCATTCCCACGCGAATGAAAGATGTCGTATCTCCGGAATAAGTAGTTATCGATCCGGCGTATCCATAATTGCCGTAAAGTATTATATTTGCACCATCTCGTACCGCATGTGAAAAACTAAAATAAAAATAAATCCCCGCTTCTCCTGATCCGTGCAAAAATATTGAATCCCCCGTATTAGGAATAAGAGGATTTAATAATGTCCAAAGTGCTCCTAATGTTGTTGAGTCTGTAAATAAACTTCCCCTTATTTTCTGAGCAGAGCTTTCAATCAATCCTCTCCCACTTACTAAAACAGTTTGCAAATTTGTATAAAGACGCTTTTCGGTGTATAAACTGCCTGATGTTTTAAAAAGTTTGGCATAGTATCGATTCGCTCCCGTAACGTCATACCAACCTTGCAGCTCACTGTTCCAAACAGGAGCGGTTTGTGTATAAACTGACAATAACGACACTCCGTTTATATAAGCGTAAACAGTTCCCGTCGCCATTGACGACCAATTCGAACCCATACTTTCGGTAGAAGTGAATTTTATTAAAGCCCCTGCAATTTCAATCCTTGATCCAGCGGTTATAATACTAATCCCTGTTAGATCGAAATTATTTATAGACATTTGGATAAATCCTTGCCGTGTTTGTAATTGTTCGATACTATCTGTTATTATTATTCCAGCCATTATCTGCACTCCTCTACTGATATTTGCGCTCCAACTTTTCTAAAATCTATCATTTTGGGTATTGATAAATCAGAAACAAAATTACAATACAGATTAGGAATAAGCGCATAGTCCTCATCCATATTCCAGATTAAAATAAAGGGCATTGACTTCTGAAAAGTAGAAAACAAATATACGAGATTTTTCATATCCTCTTCATCTAACCACGACCATTTTAATGACAAGTTCCTCAAATACGGAATTGTAGAATTATATCCAAACAAAACCCCTGATTCTGATTTTGCATAAAGAGATTTATTATTTAAATTTACAGGAGTAATAGCGTCGGGATCTTCTATCTCGATTCTGTTCCCCAAAAACAAATATTCAATATCGAAAAAATGGTACATAGGAAGATTCTCTATTAAGAGCGACCAATATTGATATCCAACTTCGCTATCGATGCTTGCCGAGAATTTATCCTTATGGTTATCTGTTGTTGCATCATAAATCACCTTACTGTATGCGGGGGTATACCACGAATCAATGTCGTTCCCTCGAATTGTAAGTTTTAATGTAGAAGGATATCGATAGTTAGAAAATTCCAAAAAAGATTGACTGATAATGCATATCGAATCTGGCTTCCCATAAAAATCTATATCTGATGAATAATTCAAAGTAAACAATATCATAGCCGTAGTTGCTATTGTCCCACCGCCTCGATATTTTTTATCTAATTTTATGTCACACATGTTAAGCAACGGGTATGCTTCCGAATATTCATATCCACTTACCGTGATAGTGTAGGGGTTATAAGTAGGGTTATAAAAATTATTATCAGGAGTTAAAAAGTTCATCGCCTTCCTCAATAAGCTGGAACCATCGCATCGGATGGAACCAAGAGTTTCCTATTTCTAAATCCATTAGAAACGGTTTTCATAATAACGTCTTCATTCATTTTTATAGTAGTTTCAATTATGTAACTCCCCGAACCTCCTTGATTCTGTTTCCCCAATTCCTCTTGTAAGACACTTCGGAAAAGAGAATCTCCCATAATATGCTCTGGTTCATTATTATCCGCGACCCTGGCCAAAGCTCCACCGTCGATTGGCATGACGGTACCTGATTGTGAGAACGATCCAGCCCATGCATTAAGAGCTCCCGCAGCAACCCACGCCGCCGCCGCCCCTGCCCCCTCGATGCCGGCAGCCGCAAACTGTCCAGGAGCCGCCCACATCATGAGCGGATCTATCGAATTGGCGATCGCTTCGACTAATTTCGCCGACGCCATTGCTGATAATTGATCACCTATCGCTTTTACGATTCCCGAAATAGCCATAATCCCGGCTTTCCCGACATTTTTCCAACTATCCCCTTGAGTTACGAGAGATTGTCCAACAGCATCAAATATAGGCTGTGTTGAAGACAGAGCTCCTTTAAACATCCCGGAAAACGATTTGGCCGAGTCTTCCATTTTCTTCATGCTATAGGCCGCAGCTTCGTCAGCCCCTTTTTCCCAAGATCGCTTCTCCATATTCATAGCGGCCTCGGATTTTTTTGTCGCATCTTCAACCGTTTTTGCATAGGCTTTAGCCGCTTCTGCTCCAATCTCCCAGCTTTTTTTCATCAGCGAGGAATTATCTTCATGGGCTTCCCCCATTTTGGAAACAGCAATAGTCACCTGCGATGCAGCTTTGTCAAAATCGTTTGCTAACTGATTAGAGTTTTTTCTTGCTCCATCTGAAAACTTGTTTACTTCGTCAAATCCCTGTTTAACGACATCTACTGTATTGATTACGACATCTTTTGCGGTCTTTCCGAAATTGTTCCACATATCAACCGCTGATTTTTGCAATGCGTCCCATTTCTTGGCATCAAAGGGAGACATTAAAGCGTCTGCAAACCGATACATAAGCCCTACTATGTCTTCAATGTTTTTGGCCAAATCTCCAATTGTAGAAATAACGAGGTGTATTATTTTAAGTGTAACGTTGAAAATACCGGATACAAGTTGTACTGATGCTCCAAGTAATTCAAATCCGTTTGCCGCCGTAAGTGTTTCCGGGAAAAGTTTTGTAAATTCTGTTTTCAGGTCTTTCAAAATAAGTTTTGCCTCATCGCCCAACATCCCAAAAAACTTTTTGCCGATATCCCATGCAATACTTAAAACCCCTGCAAGCGGAGCAAGAACAGCAGTGACTTCTCGTATTCCTTCGGACGATCCGAGAAATGCATTTACAGATTTTACCATAGCGTCGAATTCGTCAACGAACGGCCTACCTATAGCCGCAATATATCCGCCAAATATTTCTCTCGATTCCTCCATGTTTGAATCAAGATCAGTAATTGCACCCCCAAAAGTCTCTCTCGCTGCTTTTGCCGATCCTCCGAATGATATTTGCAATTGATCTAAAATCATTTTTTGATATTCGACCTTGTGCCCGGAATCCATCAATTGCTTTCCCATTTCAACCTGAGAATCAGTAAAAAAGATTCCCATGCGCCGCGCAGACGACATAGCGTCAGCAGATTCCATCATCTTCCCGACAAATCGGGCTATTGTTTCGGAACTCTGATCGGTTGCCGTCGCGATATCAAGAGTGGCTTGAGTGACTTGCGGGAAAACGTCTTTACCTATTTTAGTAAATCTAAGCAATACGTTCTCGGTTGAAAGAATCGTATCTCTGGATATACCCGTCAATCCGTTCATCGCGTCGGATAATTCAATAAGGGAATCCTTAGTCATGCCTGATGCAAATGAGGTTGAATATAGTGTCGCCCCCGTTTGAGCAACCACCTTCTCGCAATTAATAAATTCACCGATAGATTCTTTGAGGAAGTCCGTAACAACCTCCACCGCCTTGTTGAAAAACTCAACAGCGACTTCGGCATTGAACATCGCGGAAGTGAGACTTTCGGTTTTTTCTTTTGCGCCATCGAGCCCCGATTCAAACCCTTGCTGGTCTGTTCGGAGTTCTAAGACCGCCTCCCCTAATCGTTCTGGCATTCAACAACCTTTATTCCTACACCGGCAAGCATTATTTTTCGTTGTTCTGGAGAAGGAGCTTGTTTTTTAATTCCGCACAATGCTTGATATCGATTCAACAACTTAATCCTTTCGCCCTGCTCTAATACTCCTGATCCTGCCGCGATCAATCCCCACATAGAGATACTCTCTTCACCTTTGATCTTTTGCATTGTCCTAACATAAAGATCAATAATGGTTACAGGGAGCTTCAACCATTGTTCGGGATCGCCTCCGTAGAAACGTTGGAGTCTAGGGGCGATTTCTTCGCTTTCCTCATGGATGATTTCTTTCTCGTTTTTAAAAAAAAATCTATGATTTGCAATTTCTGCATATCCTTGAGTTTTGCGATAATGTCTTTTGGAGCAAATAATATTTTAATTACCAACTCGTCAAGAGTATCAGTCAATTTACTCAATTGCTCCTCGGTATTGATATCTTCTGCCTTGAGTCCAAGGATTTTCTGACCTTGATTTTTCAAAAACAGATAATCCTTTAAATCCAAATCTTCCGAAGACAAGAGATCAAATTCTATCCCATCGATTTTGACCTTCTCTCGTGTTTGTTTTGTGTTTAGTTCAAGCATGTTTTCTCCTTTTATTTCTATCTATTACGATGGTGATGCCGTCTGCATTACGAGCCAGCCGAACCGTTCATCTTCTGTTGCGGCATCAGGATTTTCTATAACCCCGAATTCAAGCTTTAAAGAAGCGATGTCTTTTTTGTTGAACACCGGAGCTGGGTTCCCATCCTGATAACAAACAGGGATTTGATATTGAGCTTTAAAAGCCTCATCATAAGCCGACACCCCTCGTATGAGCATGGCGTATGTTTTAACCTGCGTTCCTTGATGCAAGGATAAAGTTTTTTGTCCAGCTACTCCCGAACTTGACGATATCTCACTTATGGACATTCCGTTAAGGGCAATTGAATATTGCTCTAAGCTCAAATCGTTAAGCGTTAAGGATATTTTCATATCTTCTCCGCTTCGAACGACTTTTGCCGTCCCTGTTGTGCCCAATGTCTTTTTCTTTTCTATTGTCTGAGAATGCGTCACCGTGACACCGGATTCGTCTACGTTTTTACGCCCGTTCTTACCCAGTACCCTCCAATTCCCCGAAGGAACTGAATTAACAGCCGGGAATGCTTCCCCAACCGGCGCGAGGTAAACGTCGAAAGGTGCAATAATAATTTCATATGGTTCCATGTTTCTCTCCTATCCTATTATTCTGTCATCTGCTATAACACTTACACTTCTAATAATCGCAGGCCATCCGGTATCGATATCCCTATAAGGCATCGCTCCACCTGATAAACTTATTGAATGTATCAGCATCGCTGATATCGTAATTCGCGATACTGCTTTCGCCGCGTCATAAACGGCTCTCGCCAACTTCCCCGCTTCATATTTACTTTCACCGTAACACCAAATGTCATATCGAGCCGAAATCGTACTTGACGATTGATTGGTTTCGACTCCTCCCGCCTGAACTATTGCAATCATTTTGCTCGGCAATTTATCAATTTGTTCTCTAGGGATTTCATCACCGTACACTTTTGATCCTGCGAGCGCCTTTACTCCTAAATCAGCTTTGAGAATACCTATCAACCCGAACATTAAATCGATCATACTGACGCCATCGCTTCTTTTATTTTACCAGCGAGTTCGGGATACAATTTGTCTGCGGCTGGTCTCAAAAACTGATTTTCTTTTGTTCCGGGATGATTAACTGACCCAACGGGATGATCTGCACCAGGCCAAAAAAGAGCTTTTTTGTTTACTGGATATATTTTATGAGGAGCTGTTCCAAATTCGACAGGCAACGCATAATTGCATGCCCACGAACCCCATAGCCCCGACCAGTATGTTGTCTTTTTTTCTGCCATTCTCATTTGAATTGATCCCTGAAGAACCGCCGTTTTTACTGGAACGTTAACTTTTGCTTCTCGAACACAATTCGATGTTATGTAATCAATTGCCAAGGGAACGGCCTTATCCATTTTTGCCTTTAGTTGTTCTCCATACCATTTAACCCGCATGTTTCAAACTCACTTCAAGATGATCTTTTTTTCTGGACACTGAATCTATTCGCATGGTTCCGAATAATGTTTGCCCGTTTCTATCCAAGACGCTCGAAATTCTATCGTCTATCGATATGTCGGTTCTTAATGGCACGATTGCAGTCAATGTTCCGGCCTCGATAATTGTTGTTCCAAAGACGGTTCTTGCTGATCCGTCCCAAACGTAACAGGGCAACTTGGGATTGACCGTCACCCACGCCGGAGGCATATCGTGACCATAAGGATCAACCGATGCTTGATTTTTCTGGAAAACTGCCCTCATCGTCATTTTTTGCCTCGCGCTCATGTTATACTCCATGATCTCAATCGGCTTATTAGTCGATTGCGTTCTTCATTATGGTTTTTAGAAACGGAACTATAATCCCCGATCCTTTCGGTATCAACTCCGTTATAAGTAACTGCGAGTTTAACAAGATCAATGGCCACCTGTTTACGTCTCGCCGTGTCATCCTGCGGAACATATGTAACAGTTACTACGTTTCCCCACATATTCCGAGGGTTTGTGCCATGCGCCATTCTTTCAATGGTTCTATTATTTTCTCGCAAAAAATAATCATCCGAGGCAAGCGTATAAATTGTATACCCGTTCCCCCAATATCCGCCGCCCCATCTGACTTTTTCTATGATGCTTGTAATAGATACGGCCTTCCGAGTTAAGAAAAGGTAAGGCCGTTCATCCCCTGTATAAAAAGCCATCGGCATTTGTTCTTCGGAGAAAATATCAACCTGCGAATCTATTTTACCCACTTGTTCCGTGATTTCCGCCTCCGCATCGTCGATAAGCATCTGCAATGCAAAATCAATGAGATCGGTTTCTATAAAAGCGCGTGCTTCTCGGATGGTGAGTATTGACATTACAGGCTAACCACCGCCATCGTGAGTCCAGTAACCTCGCTGAACGTAATAGCCACGTCACCAGATCCGTCGTTATAAATAGACGGCTGGAAGGGTCCGACCATGTTATCTCCGGTCGAAGCCGCAACCGTTACTGTTCGTTCTGCTACGTCCAGTCCTCCTACCTGCTTGGGCGTTGTAATAGTCATGGTGCAAGCTCCGGCACCGGATTTTTTAACATGGACAATGGTTTTACCGTCGTTTTTGAATTTGTGAACATTGGTAGTCAAGAGACTTCCCGTATATGCCGGGGTAATACCTCCATCCGAAAGAGCCTGTGGAGAAAAGCGTACATCTGCCATAATTATTTTCCTTTCTTTATTCCATCGATTATCTTATCGATGTTTTTTTTCGGCTTAACAGCTTTCTTGTTTTTGGGCTTAACAGCCTTATTTGGTACTTTTTTAATCACAATATCCTCCTTGAACATAATAAACGGGGATTGCTCCCCGCTGATTTATTTGTCGCCGTGAACGAATCCCATGTTCTGCAAAAATCCGGCCGCCGCGGAATTGTCCGAGGTTACGAAAAAAGGCTCTCCGATATACGGATGTACAAGTATTGGAACTCCGTAAGCCACCCAGTCTTTTTGAACGCTCGCGGTTCCTTTTAGTTTTAACGAAACGTTATCGCCCACAACTCCAAGGATGAGAAACTTTGCACCAATCAAGACCGCTTTAGATAGGTTGTTATTAAGCGTGATTGCTTTTGTGGCAACCGATGCTATCGTGTTGAATTCCCACGTTCCGTCAGAGCACTGATAGGCCACAATATCGTTTGCTGCCGCAGCGTTTCCGGCACAGTCAAGCGGGGTATTTGTCACATTGACAACTGCCTGCGCTGCCGCCGCCGCTGCGGAAGTCGTATTCCTCGAACTTCCCGACCCTGCCGTGAAATCTTTCGAATACATAAAAGAAATTGTGTGAGCTGTTCCAGCGCATAAATACGATAGTGCCGCAAGACAAAGCCTTTTATTATTCTGCGCCTGCACTTTTTCGTCTATTGAGGTTCCGGCGGTCTCGGTGTGATATCCGAACGTCTCGAAACCGCTTATATAAAATCCCATTCCCATGTTTTACTCCTTAATAAAAGGGCGGGGATTCCGCCCTAACATTCTATGCATTAAAAGCCGCATAATGCTTGTTATCTCGTGATTTTACAGAACGCAGCCGGTCGGGAAGTAACAACCGCGACCCTTACCGTAGCGCGTATTGCATATTTACCGTAAACGAAATACGTGTCATGTGAATCGGTTATTTCGATTACGATTCCTCGTTTCTCATATAGCTTTGTCCAGTCCGCAAAAGCTCCGGCGAGAGTCGTCTTTTCCGCGATTGCGTCCGTCTGAACTACAGGAATACCCCACAGTCTTTCAACTGTTTCATTCGGATTTCCTAGAATATAAAGACCGTCCTCACTTCTCTGCAACCTGACTTTTGACCAGTCGTTAGGATGGAAAATAAAAGCACTTGGAATTGATCGACCGGTTACCCGGATATCATTAAGCGCGTTATAACAAGTATCAAAATAATCTCCGGCGTAAGATCGTGATTGCACGCCCGTTACACTTCCCCCGATAATACCTGCAAGATAACAGGTTGTCCCAACACCGTTGAGGATTTGATAGTCCATGCGCTCCCTTAGCATCTGGATAAGCTCATCATTTATGATCCCCTGTATTTGCGGCACATCTTCGAGCTGCTGGCTTGTAACCGGGATAAACGTTCCGACTTCCTGACACGTTACTGACCGTTCCGTATATGCGATTGCAGCTTCGCCCATTACTCCGGTGCTTTCTACGTGTTCAGCGGCGTTATTTGTCCTCGTGGTCTCTTCCATGTAGACCACTGCGGCTTGCGATGTAGGCCTTACAGTCATCATGTCCAAAACAAGGGGCGGCCTTCGGACATAGGGTACTATTTCTCCGGTTCTTATCGACTGAGGCGCAAACCCTGCTGCTGTTGACATCACCGTTTTCAACGGGATGTCTATTTCAACACCTGTTTTCCCGCGCGAATAACCCTTGAATTCCGGGCTCTCACAAAACATTTCTCCAAGAGATTTTGATTCGATGTTTAAGCTTTTACCTTGATCATCCGGGAAAAATCCTTTTTTACCGGGCTCCGAAGTTGATTTTTGGCGCGATTCATCCGCTTTTGCCATTTCCTCAATGGCCACAAGCCCTTCGATTTCTTTCCCGAGGTCTTCGAGTTCTTTGTTTTTCTTTTGAATCTCTTCGACCTTAGCCTTGCTATCTCCGGTCAGAGAGGTGATTTTATCCATATCCCTATCATCGCCGGCCTCTTTGAAAATGTCGTGAAGCTTTTTTTGTTTAGCTTCGAACTCTTTCCGCTTCTCTATTAACTTTGAAGACATTCTGATGTACTCCTGTTTAGTTTGATTTTTTCGAAACGCAGCATTTCGCTATAAAAAATATTGTGCTTTACTTCCACTTCTTCCAGCTCGCGGATAAGTGTCGAAAGAGAATCTTTCATTTGCGCCGCTCGTTTCATCGTGGCATCGGATGGATGCCTGCCCTCGGATTCTCGTAATTCTCCAAGGTCTTTAATTCGCTTAACCATGATTTCAATTTCCGATTGAACAGAATCGAAATGATCGACTATCGAAATTGACTTTCCCTTAGACGCTCGCTCTTCGGGATTGTCGCTTTTAATATCAAGCAACCGAGTCCCCACCCCTGCGCCCATAAGCACGGGAGATACTTCGGGAACTCTAACTTTTTCAATAAACCTTACGTTTTGACCGTCGAAGGTTCCCTTTCTGGATTTTATTTCCGGAAGGGCATACGACCATTCTACAGGTCTATTTTTTTCAGTCAGATATTTCAGCTTGTTATAAGTCTTGACCCCGTCAGGATCAGATAAATCAAACTCGCCTGATATGATCGCGGAATTTCCGGACTCGGATATCACTCCAACCCCGATAGGAAGAGCGGATGCTCCCTTCCCCCATGACCCATGATTGTATTGACTGATTACAACGTCCTGTTGTCCAAACGCGCCTTTTTCGGTTACATCCTGATCTTTATCTATTGCGTTAAAGGATGCAAAAACAGCCTCGAAAGTCCCAGCTCCTTTTGTATCCATTTTTAATTCTGTCATCGTCAAAGATTTTGTTTCCATTATTAACCCCCTATATTTCTATTACCGGCGACCATGACAATGTCCCGTTCGGATGTTCTTTAATGTTTTCTGCATCATCGATTGAAATGACATCCCCATTCCTATTGATGCAATCCTCGTCAGATGTAGCAAGTTGGCCGTCAACGATTTCAACCTGCATCACTCCGCCGGATTTATAAGCTTCAAGGCTGGACATGTTTTGTGCATTTTTCGTTTCTGTTCGAGCGATACATTTTGCTCTTATCGATGCACTCGACCAATGCCCCCCAGATACCAAGTCCTTTATCCTCGCAGCGGCAGCATCCGCACCCTCTCCCACTGCTCTCGCCTCGCTTAATGCATCATAAATAGCCCGCCTAGTATCTTCCTTAATATCGAGTAAGCCCTTTCGGGTTCCACATTCTTTTATGATTCTCGCTTCTGCCGGATCGGTTAAATTGACCATCAGTGTCGTGACCGAATCAATTATCGAGAATGTCTCATGAGTCACCCTCATATAATGCGCTTTGTAATCGATAATGTCCGTTCTGACCTCACCAGAAATAAGATCAGCATAATAAGCATCATCACGAGGATCTTTCATCTCTATATTTGCAGATTTGCCCGGAAGCGTTTCCCAATATGCCGCCGCTGTTCGCTTCCAAGTGCTGGCCGCCGCATCTCCAAGTGCATTAAATTGTTTTTCTAAAGTTGATGAATAAAGATTTGATAAATGCTTTTCTGATCGATTTAATTCTTTTGCAAGCCGAGTCTTCCAATTGCGCCCCTTGGTTTCTACGGTTAAGTTTTTGGGAGGAGCGTTCCCGGTAACAGTTCCCGATAAATCATCAGCAGTATTGTCATTAATAGGGGGTGTTTGCATTATGACAGGGGGCTTAGGTTCGGGAGGAGGCGGAGGATTTTCTACTTCCGCTTCCGATGTTACGGTTATCGAATTGGGCATGAAATATACATCCTGCCCGTCTTTCGCGTCATTCTCGTATCCGAGCGATTGTCTAGCCTCTCCGTGTTTTATCAACCCTCCGGCCATTTGAGCGAGCACGCGAGTTGATAGGGAATTTTCATCTTCCTGTAAAATGCGGATATCAGACAGATCAAAATCGAGTCTCCATACATCCGCATTTTCTTCAAAATCAGGCAATAATTGAGTATTGATTTCATCAGCAAAAAGATTTTGCATTGGGATGATGCAATCTTCATAGGAAGATTCTCGCATCTCCCGCATTGTCGCGCCAACTTTTGTTTGAGCGAGTCCTGTTCCAAATCCAACAACAGCCGCGGATACTCCCAAAATAGCACATACGCGTTCTTCAGGGATTCCTCGCAAAGCCGATAAATCCATGTTCGCAGGAGAATATCCGAATTGCTTGATATCCGTTTTCGCACTCATAACAAGCGGTTCGCCGCGTTTATCGCCTGTGGTTTTTGATTTAACCATGAGTTTTACGGCGTTTTTGTCATCTTCGGTTACAGTCGAGTTGTCTGTCCCCGGGCTGATGAGCAGACCAGGTATCCCCATGTTTCTTAAAAGACTAGCTGAAAAATTGGCCGCTTCGTCGTCTGTGAAAATCTCCCGGAATAGACTTTTAAGAGGAGCCTGGCCTTTCCTGATGTTAAAAGGATCGATCCCGTTTCGAATATGCACGATATCTTCAGGGTAGATTTTAATCGGAACACTTCCGGGCTGATATTTGTAATAATCTATATATTCCGATCCGTCCTGAGGCCAATGGGGCTCAATAAGCCAATGAGGTACATACCAAAGTTGGATAGGTTTTAATTGTTTGTTGCGGATTTTTATCCAATAGACATTACCGTCAGTATTATATGATAGTGCCGATGCCATTCTAAGCAATCGTCCAGAATAATAAGGATTAGGCTTATTAAGCAATGCAAGTAAATCGTGATCGGCGATATTGTCATCACCGTTCATGATTTTATATTTAGCTTCTGCAAATCTGCGGGATATCCAGAAGATGGGAGCCATGACAACCGAAGATCGATCGCCTTCTCCG